GAAGAAGCGTGGGAACGTCTTGGTGGGATGGAAATCAGAACAGGTTATGACTTACGCACCACACGCCGAAGTCTTAATCTTTTGACAGTCGAGTGGGCAAATCGTGGTATTCATTTGTGGACTATTGAGCAAGGCTCAGTCGCTTTGGTTCCGGGGCAAATTAACTACACTATCCCTGCAGATACAATCGACCTTTTAGACCACGTTATTCGTACAGGCACTGGACAGAATCAAACTGACATCAACATCAGCCGGATCTCGAACTCGACGTACTCAACGATCCCAAATAAGAACGCTACAGGACGCCCGATCCAAGTGTGGATTGACAGACAAAGGGATAACCCTGAGATTAACGTTTGGCCTACACCGGATGAGTCACAAGATTACACGTTTGTTTACTGGCGTTTACGCCGTATTCAGGATGCTGGCACTGGCGGCACCAAGACGATGGACATCCCGTTTCGTTTCTTGAACTGCATGGTTGCAGGCTTGGCTTACTATTTGTCGATGAAACTGCCGGTCGAACCCCAACGCCGTATGGAGCTAAAAGCGGACTACGAGCAACAACTGCAGATGGCACAAGACGAAGACAGGGTTAAAGCCCCCATGCGGTTAGTACCGCGACAGTCCTATGTGTGAGGTGAGATATGCCTAATCGCTTCTCATCTGGAAAATTCAGCATCGCCGAATGTGATCGGTGTGGGCAACGGTTTAAGTTAAAGCAGTTAAAGAAGCTGACGATTAAGACAAAACAGGTGAATATCCTTGTTTGTCCGGAGTGTTGGGAACCAGACCACCCGCAGTTAAAGCTAGGCATGTTTCCTGTGGATGACCCACAGGCTGTTAGAAACCCCCGCCCGGATACAAGCTACACGCGGTCTGGTGATGAAAATCTGGGCAGTCGGCAGTTTCAATGGGGCTGGAACCCCGTAGGTGGTGCTAGGGATGGTGGTTTGACCCCAAATGATTTAAACTTGGTAGTTAATGTAGGCACTGTTACAGTCGCCGTCACTTAGGAGCTTAGAAATGAAAGAGCAGATGAAAAAGATGGCGAAAAAGGCTGTCAAGCAACATGAAGACAAGATGCACAAAGGTGCAAAGAAAATGGCTAAGGGCGGCAAGACCGGCGAGATGATTAAATCAATGGGCCGTACAATGGCACGAGCTAAAGCGCAAGGAGGCCGATAATGGCTAAGACCGGAAAATATTCGCACAAGCTGATGGGTAAAGAGGTCGGCGAAGCAAAGGTTTATGCAGAGCCACATGACATGGCAGGCCAAAAATACGACTTTGGTGACGTAAAAGGTGCTGGCTACCCACAGACTGACGTTAAAACTACAGGCATTAAAATCCGTGGTACGGGGGCAGCTACGAAAGGCACAATGGCTCGTGGTCCGATGGGCTAAGGGTAAGCGATGAACTATTCTGACTTTTCGGCGAAGATTCAAGATATCGTAGAGCAAACCTTTACGACGGATCAGATCAACTTATTTTTGCAACAAGCAGAGCAGAAGATCTACAACTCTGTTCAGATTGCGAATTTACGCCGAAACGTGACCGGGTTTTTAACAGCGGGTAATAAGTATTTAGCCACGCCAGCCGACTTTTTGTCGGTTTATTCTTTAGCGGTTGTAGATAACAACGGGGATTATGAGTATCTTTTAAACAAGGATGCCAATTTTATTCGTCAAGCTTACCCATCGGCGTCAGATTCTGGAGTTCCTAAATATTATGCGATTTTTGGACCAACCACAGGATCTGGCTCATCTAACGTTATTACCAACGAACTTAGCTTTATCCTCGGCCCTACGCCTGATGCGGCTTACAACGTCGAACTGCACTACTTTTATTACCCTGAGTCGATCGTTACTGCGGGCACAACATGGCTTGGTGATAACTTTGACTCAGCCCTGCTTAACGGAGCTTTGGTGGAGGCGATCAGATTCATCAAAGGCGAACCCGACATGGTAGCGCTGTACGACAAGATGTTCGGTGAATCCTTGATGCTATTGAAGGGGTTGGGTGACGGCAAGCAAAGGGGTGATGCGTACCGCGACGGACAAAATAAGGTTAAGCCCGTATGATTGTTCAAACAACAACCGACTCGTTTTTACAAGAGCTACTGTCTGGTGTGCATGATTTTTCAACAGACACGTTTAAACTCGCTTTATACACAGCAAACGCCGATCTGGGCGCAAGCACGACAGCTTATACAACTACCGAGGAAATCTCGGGCACTGGGTACACCGCTGGTGGGATTACTCTTTCTGGCGTGAGTGTTGGGCTTTCTGACAACACTTCGTTTATTGCGTTTGATGATGCAGTCTGGAACCCCGGTGCGTTTACAGCCCGAGGTGGGCTCATTTATAATTCAAGTAAGGGTGACCGATCGGTTGCTGTCTTGAACTTTGGGGATGACAAAACATCTTCCAACACATTTACGGTGCAAATGCCACCTGCTACGGCAACTACAGCACTTATTCGAGTTAAGAAAGGAGTTTAATAATGATCTCTAAAGCAAAAAGCACCGACCAAGTGGCATCGACGGTCGAGAAACAAACCGGTTCTTTTGATGGCGCTAAAGGTGGCGGCACATTTTATGTTACCTGCTATGACAAAGACGGCAACTTAAAGTGGCAAACAGAAGCTAAAAACTTGGTGACTAAAGCCGGTCTTCAAAATATGAACGATCGTTTCTTTACTGGGTCACTGTACAATGCTACTTGGTACATCGGTCTAGTGGATAACGCTAGTTTTACGGCTTATAGCGCAGATGACACGATGGCGTCTCATTCAGGATGGCTGGAGAGCATTGCTTATTCTGGCTCAGATCGCGGAACGGCTACATTTGGTTCTGCCACTTTGGCTGACCCGTCGGTTATTAATAACAGCGCTTCGCAGGCGTCGTTTAGTATTACTGGCACAGCAACGATCCGTGGTGCATTCCTGACAAACACGCAAGATAATACGACCAATACGGGCGTACTGTTTTCTGTGGCTGATTTCTCGGCACCGGGCAGCCGTTCGGTTGTGAACGGGGATACACTTAATGTTCTGTACAGCTTCTCTTTGGCTGACGCTTAAAGGATAAAACATGGCTACGAAATTCAAACAAGGTCAAGAAGTCAAGGTTAATGCCGTCATTCCTCAAGGGCCGGTTCAATCATTCCGCATGGGTGAAGACGGTGTTGTCTATTGCCTAGTTGAATGGGTGGACGCTGACGGGAATAAGCAAAAACGCTGGTTCAACGAAGACGATCTGGTAGCGGCATAATATGTTCGGGTTCTCGGCTTTCGCGGAGGCCCCGTTTTCGTCCGAGGCTTCTAACACATTTAATTCCACTGTAGCGGAAGCTTCGAGTGTGCTGTCCCAGTTCGTTGGGATCAGTTCTTTTGTTGCGTCTGTATCGGAAGCGGCAGATGGTAGCCCTGATTTTGTTGGTGAAGTGCCGATTTTTAGGGAGCTCTACGAGTCAGCTACGGTTGCGGGTTTAACATCCAGTTTGCCGATTTATGTTGGTACTGTCGTTAATTCGTCTGCGGTTGATTCGCAGCTATCTAGCACTGGTAGTTTTCAAGAAACGGTTGCAGAAGGTGCTCTTGCCGCAGAGACCGCGAGTTCAGTGTTTATCACTAGCGGTTCGATTTCAGAGTCGGCTTCTATTAATGAGACCATTACGAGCTTTGATGTATATAACACCTTAATCTCTGAGTCTGGATCCATTAATGAAAGTGCGTCCTCGACACCGCTTTATCTTTCGGTTATTTCGATCTCCGCAACAGGTGTTAGTGAAGTTTCTAGCCTTCAAACCCATACGGCATCATTATTAGAAGAGACCCAAGCAAACGACGAGCCCGGCAGTTTTGTTGTCTATATTGCACCAATTGCGGAAGCGGCCTCTGGGGCCGAGGCATTGAGCGCCCTTTCTTTTGCGTCTTGTGCAGTATCTAATGCAGTAGATGCGAGTGATGCACCGGGAGCTTTTGTTGCTTACCCAACGTCTGTTTCTGAAGCAAGCTCTATTTCTGAGGCAGCATCATCGTTTATAGATTTTGCAGTGGGCGTGTCTTCTGCGGTTGCCGTAAATGACGATCCTTTTGCATCACAGACATACGAGTCATCCCTGTCAGAACAGGCTGAAACAAGTGAAGAATTTAATCAGCGCCTGCAGTGGGAAAACATTGATACATTTGAGCAATCAGACTGGGTAGATATCCCAACTTTGAATTAGGGGTTATGAAATGGCACTGGTACTTAAAGACCGGGTAAAGGTAACGACAACAACGACCGGCATAGGAACATTGACCCTTGGTTCGGCACCTTCAGGGTTTCAAGACTTTTCTGTCATCGGCGACGGAAACACGACATACTACACCATCCAAGACAGTGCCACAGGTGATTGGGAAGTCGGTATTGGAACTTATACTGCGTCAGGAACCACACTGAGCCGGGATACTATATTAGAGTCATCCAATTCTGGAGCGGCTGTTAATTTGTCTGCTGGCGAGAAGTTTGTGTTTGTCACATACCCAGCCGAAAAAGCAGTGACTCTAGACGGCGCTGAAACACTCACAAACAAAACGATTGACGGGGATAACAACACAATCTCAAACATTGATCTAGCAGGGGGTGTGAAAGGCACTTTGCCTGTTGCTAATGGTGGAAGTGGTGCCACAAGTTTGACCGGTGTTTTGAAGGGGAATGGCACATCTGCCTTTACTGCTAGTGATGTCGATCTAACGTCTGAAGTCACAGGCACTTTGCCTGTTGCTAATGGGGGTACGGGTATCACATCGTTTGGAACAGGTATTGCCACGTTTTTAGGCACACCGTCATCAGCCAATCTTGCTTCAGCAGTCACAGACGAGACAGGTTCTGGTTCTTTGGTGTTTGGCACATCTCCCACGCTGACTACGCCAACAGTCACAGGCACAAAAGAAACCAAGGTAGCCATAGCCGCATCTGACATTAACTTAGCCTCTGGCAACTATTTCACCAAAACAATATCAACCACTACGACATTTACCGTGTCTAATACTGCCTCATCGGGTTCTGTTTCAGCGTTCGTACTTGACTTGACCAATGGCGGAGCGGCTACAGTGAACTGGTTCTCAGGTGTCGATTGGCCCGGTGGTACACCACCGACTTTGACCGCATCTGGTCGAGATGTTCTGGGCTTTTTTACGCATGATGCTGGCACAACTTGGAATGGCTTTGTTCTAGGGCTGGATGTAAAATGAGTGTAAGAGATATTATTCTAGCGGCGGCTGGTGTTGGGGGTGCTGGTTTTGAAGGTGTCGAACAAGCCAAACTAACTGCCAGTGATGCTGAGGCTAGTGATCAATTCGGCTATTCAGTCTCAATCTCCGGTGATGGTAATACTGCCATAGTTGGCGCTCGTCTTGAAGACCCCGGTGGTGTATCTTCTGCAGGTGCTGCTTACGTTTTTACTAGATCTGGAACTAGCTGGTCACAACAAGCCAAACTAACTGCCAGTGATGCTGAGGCTAGTGATCAATTCGGCTATTCAGTCTCAATCTCCGGTGAT